AGTTTCTACCCCCTTGTCTCCTAGTAGGACGCTAAAGGCTCAGCCGAGCCCCAAACGTTCGGGATCAAGGCTACCATTGAGGCGAGGGTGCCGACGTGGTAGTAGCTCAAGAAGACCAGAGTGTCAGCTTGAGAAAACGTGTTGGAGAGGAGTACTTACATTATGTTTTCAATATCCCAGAAAAGAGTTCAGCCAGATCATGCAAGAACGGACTCACCTCAGAGATCTACCCGTTTTCTAGATCTGTTTTCCGCCCCCAGGACTCGGATTCGAGCCGTGCACGGGGCAACATCCCAATATCGAGGTTTTCTTTCGGGATTGTTTGGGACCAAGGAGGTTGATTTCGCACACACCATGATTTTGAAACTCATCCATGAGGACAGATTAAGATCTAAGATGGATTTCGAAGCGGGACGTGCGCTACCCTCCTCCGAGGAGGTGAAAACTCGGATTGGGTATGCGGATTACCTAGAGTACATCCGCCTGGCCAGTTGGCAGGTTTCCCGCGACATGAATGACTTCGATTGCACAATAAACTTGAAATTGAGGGAACATCAATGACTCTTATCGTAGTTGATAAAACTCGAGTCTTGACCGATTCTTTCGAAAGCGTGGGTAGCTTACAGTTTAATATTGGCGCAACCAAGATTAGGACCCACCGGACAATCCCGGGAAAGTTCTTGATCGCTGGCTGTGTGTCAGACTTCCGTATTCTGGTATCGGCGAGTACGACCAAGGAGGAGCTCATCGCTTCACACTTCCCGTGTGATTCCCATGACGACACGGTTATCTTGTGGGTACTAGAAGGCGTGGTATGGGTCATGGAGTGTTCAAAAGACGCCCGGTGGTTCGAGCTCGACCGTACGTCTGATGTCTGCTACATGGCAGGCGCTGGTTGGCGCTGGTTCGAGGCTTACTACGCCGCAGAGGGCAATGTCGACGATGCCTTCACAAAGACTTGCACACTTCATCAATATTGCAGCCTCCCGGTCAACGTTGTCAACATCAACGAGTAACAGGAAACTAGCAGAAAAGGAACAGATATGGAAACGCACATGATATTCGGCCCTCAACAGGGTGCATCTTTCACCGCGACGCAGTCCCTGTCAATAGGCACTCACCCTGAGTCCTCTGACAGTTGGCCCGCATGGGCAGAAGTTGCGATTGTTCACACTATCGAAGCCAGCGCTGATTTGTATATCACGTACAGCTCAGACGCATCTCTGGTGGCCACTCCCTACCAACGGGGGTCCCTCTGCGGGCTGTCGATTGAACCGGTTCGCCTGTTCTTTTGGGATTGGGGTCCAACTGAGATAGACATCGCGGATCACATAGGGGTCGATCGCGCCCCCGCTCACTCGCCTACTTCGATGAACTTGATTGAAGCATGATCCACCGTCAATGAAAGACTGTATGCATATAAGTACGTTGGTGCTTCCTCAAGAACTGCGGGTCACGATCCAATCGTCGACCGCCAGTCCTGGGCCGGATGTTGTTTACCAAATCCCGAGCAGCTGCCCGGAATACCGGAATCTCCTGGACACCTTGTGCAAGTGTCTGCCGGTTACGCGGGATCAGATACATATGATCCACTCGCATGCACTAAGCAACGCAAGTAACATTGTTGTCACCTATCCCAAGCTGTGGGAAATTCAGAACGCCGCAATTCAACAACAAGAGGAGCTTTACCATGGATCTGTTTAAACGCGCCGAACCGCTCATTGGTTCGGATCTCCCCTCGAAGTACATCGCCGTCGTAGACGTCGAAGCCTCCGAGCTCCCGTCCATTGATTGGGCCAACATCAAACTGTTCACTTCATTTGTGGACCTGGTGTCTGACGATGGTGAGGCGATCAACATCTACGTTGTTCGCGATACCGCAGGACACCTTGCAATGGTTCGTCTTGTGGCAGACAACGCCGCCCTGTGCGGTGTTCAAGTCCATCATGTCGTGGGCCTCACGGACTACGCTGAGTCCTCGTCCGCATCTCAGGCGTTCTGGAACTGCCCCTTGATCCAGTTTCAAGACTGGGTTAACGAGGCACAAGAGGCCGCTCGCGAAGCAGAATTGGCTCGCCGCAGCGAGCTGGACCGCGATGAGAACAAGAAGCTCGACGCTCAACGCGACAACGGCACCTACAAGAAAGTCGTCGTCACTGAAGTGCCGGACGAGCCTGACGATATGCAGCTGGTGATGTAATGGCTGCGATCCCGGGCTACACATCGGACCTGACACAAGGTCCTCTCACCCGGACCGACACCAATCGGTTGTTCGGCGGAGGTTCGGCTGGCCATAAAAGGCCGCTGGTCTCTCGGATGTCTAAAGAAATTCTCCCTGGGGTCCACTCGTTTTCATCTGACGTGTTGGAATTTCAGGTAGATTACTACGACACCCTCACCGCGCGCTGTCCGGCCACTGTGGACGAGTCGACCGGCCTTTCCACGAACGGCGTCTTCGAAACCGCCGACAAGGGCAAGTGTGTGGCTGGCTTCATGGCTAATCCGATGGGTTACACCCCTCGGAATAACCGTTTGCTACGCGCGTCTCTTGGGCTGAAGGTCGTTCCATCAAACGATTTTCTCACGATCGTCGAAGACCTGACAGCGCTTGTCCACTCACAGTGGGTTGAAAGCGACATCAACGTCACACCTGGCTCATCAGCCGGGTTTGTTGGTTTCCGCCATGAGGCGGACTGGAAGATCGCATTCGCCGACTACGTGTTTCAGCCGACTGTAATGGCGGACTACCTGAACATGGCGCTGGGTGACGAGCTATCATTCGCAAACCGCTTTGAGACCGTATTTGCGTACTATTCGCAGAAACGCGATCAGGTGGACGCGATCGGCAAGAAGCGTCCCATGTGGGGTTTGGACCACGCTCTCAACCCGGACGAAAACCCGAACGACTGGCAGTACGCAGATAAAAGGGTTGTTATCGACGGCAAAGAGTGGAAGGAACACTCCTCTACACGCGCCCGTCTGGTGAACGCCGCTCCGTGGGCCATCAACTGTGTCATCGCCCCCTTAGCATCGGGGACCATGAAGTCTATGTTTGCTCGCTGGCCTTCCGTCTGGCACGTGAACACCGCGGCTCAAGTGGAGGAGCTCATTAACGGAAACCACGTGTGGTTTGGGGACGCAAGTCAGTTTGACCAGACCCACACCGAGGAAGGAATGGACGCGTATCACAACGGCGTCCGCAAGTTCTGGGACTCACAGGTAGTAGACATAGCTGAGAAGCTACTCTACGCGCCCTACTATGCTAGACCTCTCTCACTTGAGGGTGATCCTGCCTGGGTCGGCACTGTGTTTTCAAAGCAACGTGAGGTCGTGTGCGGAAATCGCTCGGGCCATGCGTGGACATCCTTGTACAATAAGGTGAAAATGGTGGCTGCGATCCTGTATGCCATCCACGAAGCTGGGTACAAAGTGATCGGCAACCTTGACTTCTGGTTAGAAGGAAAGGGCCCCGTGAAGTTCATCAATAACGGTGACGACACGGTTCTATACGCTACGGACAAAGCTGCGCTCGACAGAGTGATCGCTTGCCTAACCGGAAAGAACGCTGTTTACAAGCTCGACCGCGAGAACGGCGGCGTGTATAACGGCATGCCAACGATCCTGGTGGATGCAGAAACCCTGAAGTACCGCTGTACGCAGAACCACTTCTCCTCGATCATCAAGATCCTGACGCCCGAGCGCCCGGTTTACAACCCGAAAACGCTCACCGAACTGCGTCGTGATCAAGAGTCGGGACGAAAGATCTTCCGTAAGTACTGGTTCTTGGGGTTGGCTGATAAAATTAACAACTCATACAAGGACCCAGTTGCTGAGGTGGTCTGGGGTACTTTCCTCGAGATGTGGGGCACCAAGATGCGTAACTACCTGTCAATTCCCGAGATGCTCGACATCGCAAGGAAAAAGGTTCCTCCTTTGGGAGGCCACCTGAGTCAGGCGGACGCGGAAGTGCTCGACGACCCGCGGAAACTGCACTATAAGTGGCTGCCCGAAGAGGTGACTTCTAAAGTCTTGGACGAAGTAACATCAAAAGTGAGCTTCTCCGTATTTAAACAATTCATCACCGACAAATTTAAGGGCGTCTTCGTTTCAAAAGAGGAAGTGTCCTTCGGTGTGAAGCATTGAGGTGAACCATGCGTATTTCTGATATTTACCTGAACCGCCGCGCCCGCCCGGGCCCGGAGTTCGTCTCGCAGCTGAAGAGCGCTGTATCCGCTATTGCTGCCTCCTTCCACAAGGATGGAGCCAACCAGGGCGTTTTTGCAGCTCCGTTTGGTGAAAAGAACTATCCTTACCCGATCACCGGCAACCTGGTCGACCATCCTGGCATTCACCCGGACGCTAAGAAGGCTCTCCATGAAATGGGCGTCCTTGCCGAACCGGGCGAGCTGCCCATCGCCCGTTCCATGAACGGTCTTGACTGCCCCACCGGCGTGATCCTGGTCACCGGTTCCGGCAACTCTGGTAAAACCCCTTTCGCGTACGCTTTAGCGGAAGAGGTCTGCCAGGGTGACGAGGCCGGCTTCGGGCTCCTCCGCTACGGTGAACCTTTTGCCGGCTACCTGAAGACGGAACTTGAGGCTGGGCATGAACTCGCCCACCTGATGGCAAACCACCGCGCCGTCGTAATCGACTCCATCAAGGATCTGTTGACTGACATGTCAGGACAGGCTACGGAATCGGGTATCGCACGTCGTGCGATCTCGATGATGTCGCGGCTCTCGATGTTGGCAACCGAGATCGGCTGCTGCGTAATCGTTCCTATCAACCCTTCGTCGGTGAAGACCACCGTAAAAGATCTGATGAACGAAATCGCACGCTCTAACGTTGCGATGGCCGCAATCAACGAGGGCGACCGCTGGGCTTTGCTCTCGCGTACGGGCGAAGGCCGCATGCGTACCGAAGCGGCCGCGACCTTGAAATTCAAGGACAGCGCGCCGTGCATCACATTCCGTGGTGGCTCCGATGGGGCCGCTGAAGTGCAGAACATTGTGTCTGCTTTTGACGTAGCAGTAGTACCAGACGGCGTTAGCTTCCTCAGCGCCGCCCGCCGTATCGCAAACCGCGACAATTAATTCAAGGAACCAACATGAACGCAAAGAAAGCAAACTCGAAGAAATCCCACCTCGTTCGCACCATCGAGGCCGGTCATGACTCCCTCGTTGAGACCCAACGCGGGGACATCTTCGTTCAGCCGAACCAAATTTTCGTTGACATCATGGCTGGCGCTGTGGTGTACGAACCTCTGTTCGGTGATCAGTCCAACGTTAACTTCCTCGTTCGCCAGTTTAAGGCGGATCCGGAACTTCAGACCCGTCTGGCGACGTTCTACCGTTCGCTCAAGATCAACGCCGTGCTTCAGGACCTGATCCAGGCCTCCTACTGCAAGCCGCAGGAAGTAAACTTCAGCTCTATCAAGCTGGTCAACTCCTTGACTTCCGTGGGTGGGCTCAGTACCGACGACGCTATCCTGGTCGCCGATCAGTTGATCCCTCTGATGCGCAAAGCCGGTTTCAATATCTCCGTGCCCGATCGTTACGTTTCGCGCGCATCGTACGGTAACATGTTGGTGACAGCAGAGCACCTTAAGAGCGATGTGGCTGCTCAGCACTGTGCTCACATCATGGATCGCGTCAAACTCAACGCCGTGGCGCTGACCCGCTATAGCAAGGAAGTGTTGGCCGAGGCAGTCGCTCTGGACCTTCGCCAGGCTGGTGCCCGTATGCTCTCGCAGGCATCTTACGGCAAGGTGGTTGACGGTGCTGTTCTCGCAGTCCGCGCCCATCTCGATATCGAGAACGAGGCCTATCGTACCGCCATTCCCGAGTGGCTTCGTGATCACAGCGTGATCGCCGAACTGGCGACGAACGTTACGTTCATCACCGCTGCTTTCAGCAGTGACATGCCCGCAAATCCTGTGCTTGCCGTGGACTCCGAGGACATGAAGAAGTATCTTGATGTTCTCTCTGCGTCCCTCAAGGCAAGCACGCGTTATCGTGTGGTTACTCTGAAGTCGCTGACGGAAGAGTACTCCCTCCAACACGGCTTCGACTACAACGAGGAGCTTGCGTTTGCTTGTGTCACGCACAATGTTGAGTACGCTGGCAACATTGTCGCAGCGATGCCCACGTTTGACGGTGACGATCTGATGTATTTGGATCGCACAGATAACCGTGTCGCAGAGCTGTTGATGGCCCACGATCAGGGGATCTTCTCTCTGACGTCTACCGCGAAGGCGGTGATCGGGTCCTTGGAAGCGCAGGTCAGTGATTCCGACCTGTGGAATCAAGACGAAGAGCCGTTCGTCACCGTGATTGATACCGAGCGTGAGTTCATCTCGCCCGAAATCATGATGGCACTCGCCTTCTCGGACCGCGTCGCGTTGCGTCGTACCACGGACGAGTCTGGCAAGGATCACTTCCTCGTCGAAACCCATCTCGCCGACGGTGGTGAGGCGGCTCTGATTCCGGATTTCGTCTACTATATGACGAGCGATGGAAAACGTCTGCCTGCCCGCCTGCGCAATCGTATGTTGGACCGCAACTTCATCATCACTCAGGACCCGGCCACGGCGGTGTTGCTGGCCAAGCCGTTTGAATCCAAGCGTGCGAAGGCACAGACCCCGCAGCTTCCGACGGACAACGTGTTCGGCGCTCGCCTTCTCGGCGTGCAGGGTGGTGTCGTTCAGAAACTGAACGGCGCCATGGACTACAAGTTGGCAGTCGGCAGCATGACCCTCCAGGGCAAGTTCTACCTGAAGAGCGTGGACAGCATGCGCACTAGCGCTTCACAAGTTGTGCTGGTGAACCCGACCAACCGCAGCGTGACAAACGCGATCACAACCGCCTTGTCTTCGTTCTTTGCTGACTCCACCCGCCTGGGCGGAAATCAGCGTCGTGCGTTTGCCTACAATCACGGTATTTACATGTTCGTGATTCGTATGGCTCAGCGTCTTTCGAAGTCTTTCCGCGAAGATGTGCACCAGCGCATCATCGCCCAGGCCCTTAAGGACGTGAAGCCGGAAGAAAGCGCAGCGATGCGCTCTGCTTTCAATCGCTCGATCTTTGCTGCACAAGTCGACCAGTTCGCACTGCAACTTTACCTCGAGGCAATGGGCTGTAATGAAGCCGCAGCTACTATCGCCGCCCTCAACGAGGAAGAAGATATGCAAGCCGCGATTGTCCAAGAAGGTTCGGATCGCCGCAAGTAATCTGAACTAGTTTTACAAAGCTCACCAGTGGCTATATACTGAACAAGACGACCCCTCGGG